AAGCTAAAGGCTAAGGCTTGGAAGCTATTTTCAGCTTTCATTTGTAAAAGAGATGATTATACTTGTTTTACTTGTGGAAAGGCTGGCAATCAAGGTGGACACTTTAAACATGGTAAATTAGACTTTGATGAAATGAACATTAATTGTCAGTGCCCGAGGTGCAATAAATGGCTTCATGGCAACTTAGGTATCTACGCTATTAAGTTAATAGAAAAGTATGGTAAAAATAAAGTAGATGACTTAATCTTTAGGTCTAACCAAGTTAAGAAATATAATAGAATAGACTTAAATGGTATAATAGAGAAACTCCAATGAAATACTTAGTAATGAAAGAAACAGAAGAAGATAGATATAAAATAGTAAGGAAGTTCACTAGCCTAAGGGAAGCAATATTCTTTGCTATTAAAAATGATTTATTCGGAACAGGATTAGTAGTTAAACAAATAGAAAACTTCGAAGTGAGTGAGAAATAATGCCAACAACAAAACAAAAAGCAGCACTAGAGGAAAGAATGGCAAATAGTGGCAAATCAACCGCAAAGATAATGCGGAAGGTTGGTTACTCTCCTAGAACCGCTAGAAACCCCAAAACACTTACTCAATCAAAGGGATGGCAAGAACTCATTGAGAAGTATCTTCCAGACAAGAAACTATTAGAAAAGCATGATGCAGCCTTAGATGCTAACAAGGTTGTTTCAGCTAGAGTAACAGGAAAGAATGCAGATGAAAGCACAGATGACTTTATTGAAGTTCCAGATGAAGCAATAAGATTAAAGGCAGTTGAGTTAGGATATAAGATTAAGAAGAGAATGGAGCGTGGTGGTGATAGCGTTCAAGCAACCCAAGTGAATATAAACCTTGATAAGTATATTAAATGATAGACTACAAAGAGTTTATTGAAGAGAACTTCCGTATTAAAACTAAAAAGGGAGAAATAGTCCCCTTTATCTTTAATGATACCCAGAACTTCTATTACAATTTATTACTGAAAGACTATCCAGAGTTTGAAGGGATAAGGGAAAATCTATTAAAGTTTAGGCAATGGGGTGGGTCATCACTAATTGATGGTATCTTTGCTGCGGACTTTATCTTTGCTGAACAGGCGCATATTCCTCTTATTGATGCTGACATAGTTTCCCATAAAGACAAAGAGACATTAGTGTTATTCAATCGGTTCAACTTCTTTATTGATTCATTCCTAGAGAAGAACAATGTTGTAAGAAAAGACTTCTTAGATATAGACTCAGTAGGACATCTAAAGAGTAAACGAGGAGCTGAGGCATGGGTTCAAACAGCTAATGCAAGAGTTTCAGGTCGTGGAGGAACTAAACAAAACATTCATTGGTCTGAAACAGGGTTCTATCCTAATACTGACATATTAAGTGCAGAAGAACTTGTCTTAGCAGCAGAACAACAAGTAGCTGATGGTGTTGGTAAGATATTTAGGGAATCAACAGGAAATATATCAGGAGACTTCTTCTCAACTGAGTATGAAATGGGTAAATTAGGTGAGGGTGAGTTCAAGAGTAGATTCCTAAGTTGGTGGATTCATAAGGAATACTCAAGGGAAACACCGATTGATTGGCCTACACCGTTAATCTATAAGAAACTTATCAAAGATTATGGTGTTACTAGGGAACAATGCTACTGGCACTTTAAGAAAATGCAGACAGCTAAGGACAAAAAGAAGATCAGGAGAGAATATCCTATGGATGACACTGAGGCATTTTTAATGAGTGGTGAGCTTTACTTTGATTCCGAGGCAATAATTCACTATGGAGATATGCTTAAGAAACCACTAAAGGAGGATTTAGTTTATGTTCAGACAGTATAGGAAACTTGAAGCAGGAGAATTTCTATTAGCTGGTGGAGATTGTTCTCAAGGTGGTAGCGACTCTAACACTTGTGTCTTTATCTCTAAAACAAAGCTAGATATACCTTTAGTCTATCACTCAAGGGGAGTAGCAGCCCAAATGACAGCTGCAATACAGCCAGTCTTAGAAAGTATCTTTGATTCAGTTGGAGTTAAGCCTACTGTTTGTTTTGAAAGAAACAACGGTGGAGCAAGTGAAATGGAAAGACTGGAGGCAATGAATAGATTAGGTAAATACAACCTGTTTGTTATGCCTAGGATTGGTCAAAAGGATGAAGGTAAAGATGATACAGACACTAAGAAACTCGGTTGGGATACTAATATTACAACCAGACCTATCTTATTAGGAGATTGGTTAGTATCTTTTAATCGGGAAGTATTAGGTATCTATGATGAAGAAATATTAAAAGAACATAAGACTTTCATTGTTAATAAACATGGTAAACCAGAGGCTTCTAAGGGTAAACATGATGATCTAGTCTTTGGTTGTGCTATTGGTTGGCAGTTGTATAATAGATGTGATCAGTCAACTGACTATCAAACAGCTAATCAGGCTAAGTTCGGTCATAACTATGAAGATGTTAATAAAGGATTAAAAAAGAAATGGAATCTATAATATAATATGACTAGCCTGCCTACCATTATCCAGAAGAAAGATTACTATGAACAAGATTATGAAGATAACGCTATTGATGACAACAACTCAAAGAAGATGGATGAACTATTTAGTAAAGTCTTCCCTAAGTGTAAAGTTCCCACTGGCTATATCTACGAGATATTAAAGTATTTAGAGATCACTGATGTTAATGCTAAAGTATTACCTAAAGTTATCAGAGGAGTAAACAACTTACTAATAGGCACAGGGAGAGGACAAGTAATAGTCCATGTGTCTAAAGATATTATGAATGTTTCAGTTAGAGAGAATGATGATGAGATTAAGACTAGGGGAGACGAATAGATATTGACTTATTGAGATAATTTGATATAATAAGGCATATCGCTTAGGATTGTATCCAAGAGCGGAGCTTAATTGCTTCGCTTTTTTTATTTATGGCAGACGCTAAAGAACTTATCATTTCAGGATCACCACAAGAGCAACAACGCTTTACTGAGTGTATGGGTCATTACACTATCGCTAAACAGGACTTACAGCAAAGGATTCAGCGAAAGAATGGTTTTGATGATGCTGATAAAATGTTTGCTTCTTACATAGATGAAGACAACTGGCCTTACAAGGCTATGATGTTTGATCCTCGACCATACACAGTTATCCTAGAAAAGAGTGCTAGATTGGTTGGAAGGAAACCAAAAGGAAGATTAGTCCCTAGAGAAAATGGGGATACTCTTGGTGCTTATGTCAACAATGAACTCCTATCTTTCCAATGGGATGATAACAGTCGTTTAGGTGAGACAATGCTTTCTAAATGGATAATGATGGACATGAACGCTAGGAAATATGGTTCTTCATTCGCTATTTGTCCTTGGAGATGGGAAAAGAGGAGTAATGGAGAGGAAAGAAAAGTATTCTATGATGGCCCAGATATGAAAGTGTGTAGTTCAAGAGATGTCTTAGCCAACCCTTCCTATTCATTCATTAACAAATGGTTTCAATATAGAGAATATGTAACCCTAGAAGAACTTAAGAAGGTCAATGATACCGCTAAAGGCAACCCACTTTACAAGAATCTATCCCAACTAAGGCAATCACTAAAGACTCAACAGGAAGCAAAGGGAGATAAGAGAGCTACTAACTATGTTAATCAGAACAAATCCATTCGTGGTTTGTCTGACACAATGGGTGATGATGTAGTTTTCCCTCCAATAGAGATAATTACAGAATATAGACCTGATCGTTGGATTACATTCGCACCTAAACATGGAGTTATCATCAGAGATATACCTAATCCTTACAAACATGGAGAGATTCCAGTCATTCACCTTAAATATTACCCACTACCTGACGATTTATACGGAGTTTCTGAGTTAGAACCAGTTGCAAAGCAAATTAAAGGCATAAACTGTCTATTCTCACAGTATATTGACAATGTAACGATTGATCTATACCCTCCTTTGATGATTAACCCTGTTAATGTTAGGATGCACACCATAGAATTTACACCTGAAGCTAAATGGTTAATGAATAACCCTGGAGTTGATGTTCAGAGGCTAGAAACTTCAACCACAGCTACTAATAACTTCCAATCAGCTTATACATTGATGGTTGGGAGCTTAATGAGTGCTTTAGGTGAGTCTTCACAACAAATGAGTGGCACTAATCCATTCCAAGATCAGGGAAGAGTTACGGCTACTGAGATTAAAGACACCGCTTACACCAGGAATGTTAGAGATAATATGAACCAAATCTTCTTATCAGACGCGATTAAGAAGCAAACTATGTTTTGGCACTCAATGAATCAAGAGTTTATGTTTAAAGGTAAGACAGACAAGGTTAAGGTTGTTAGGATCGTTGGTAGAGATTCAGTTAATTTCTTTAATAGTAAAGGATTATCAGACATTCGCCCAACTGAAGAGGATATTCTTCAACAAATGAGTGGACAATCCACAGAACCTATCCTAGAAGGGCCAGTATTCCCTGTTGAACTTGATAATGGTGATGTTAAACCTAAGTTTGAACCAGATCAACTAGGTGAAGGTGGAAACTTATATGTAGAAGAAGGCGATGTAAATGGGTTTTATGACTATATTCCAGATATAGAATCAATGGAAGCACCATCAAATGAAGATGTAGAAGCTAAACTAACAGCAATATTAGGAACTTTAACTAATCCAGCCGTTACTCAAATGATTGCAGCCGAAGGTAAGAAACCTAAAGTGGTTGATCTATTAGTTAAAATGTTTGAAGCAACTAAGGTTATTAAAGATGCGGACTCATTCTTTGAGGATTTACCACCGCAGAACCAAGGAATAGGAGGTGAAATCAATGGTCAAAATAGAACTAACCAAGGAGGAGTTAATCCGACAGAAGCAGGGATACCTGGTCAAGGAAACAGTGCAAACCAAGGGATGGCAGGAGGTGCTGAAGCCCTGGCTAGAGTCCAAAATCCACAATAGTTGGGTTAGTCCTGTAAAGTTTAAGAACGATAAGGAATACAGCTATGCTAATAGGACAGCGTGGGCTTTTGCAGAAGCTAGTCAACAGGTTTTATCGTTGATGGACAATATGGTTGAGGAAGCAGAAGCAATGAGTAAGAAGGAAAAAGGTTTAGTTAAAGATAAGTTAAAAGAGGCGTTAAGATAGAAAGGAGGTTTATATGGGAAAATTTAGAAGTTTATTTAAAGTTCGCAAGCCTGGGAATGGTGGAGCTTTTGAAAAGAAAGTTGCCAATGCAATTAAAACAGTAATAGCAAAGAAGTTTCCAGCTAAGGATAGTTCTGCCAATTCAGGTGGAAAGAAAGCCGTTAAATAAAAGGAAAGGAGGTATTATGCCTTTAGTAGTAAAGATAAACAAAGAATGGTATCCAAGTGAGAATACAGCCTTAGAGGTAGGTGGAGTTGTAGATGTTACTGACACCGCAAAGCTAATAGCTGACGGGACAGTTAAATTATACGAAGCACCTAAGAAGGTTATTAAAAAAGAAGTTAAGAAGAAAGGAGGTAAATAATAATGAGTTTAACAGTTAAGAATACTGGAGCAAAGCAAGAAGCTGACACAAGCTATGGTAATACTAATGTTGTTAAGACTTTTGGTGAAGTAGGCACGGTCAAAGTTACCTTTGAAGGAAGGAACTATACATTCGGGCCTAATCAATCAATTAGTTTTTCTGATAATGGTATTGGTCAAGCAGTTGCAGCTTTAGATGCAAGATTAAGAGTAACCGATGAAAGAGACGGGAATACAAACATTACTAATGCTAATCCATCAACAGCTATTACACAGTGGTAAAGAGGTTAGGTAATAAACATGGAAAAACAGTCGTCAAAACCAAAGCTAGACGATCTACCAAGTTCAAATGATAAGGACTTTTGGTTAGATGCTGAAACACATACAGGGATAAAGAGTCCTACTGAGGATGAGATTGAGAAGAAAGCAAGAGGTGATAAGGACAAGCATTACTTTGTAAGAACGACAGGGAGAGAGGCAGAATGCACTCACTGTGGTTGGGGATTTGAGCTAGACCCAGGAGATGAGATAAAAGATGGACATTTATATGATAAGAAAGGAAAGTTAATAATCTGAGACTAGGAGGATCGGGCAGTTCCTCCTAATCCTAGCTTATTAGCTAATAATAGGTTAGAAAGTATTACGGTTCGCCACCGATGATCAGGCTGAAGAAAGGAGGTGAATATGATGAATAAAACCGATGAAGTTAAGACTGAGGATAAACCCGAGGTCAAAACAGAGGTCAAGGCTGAAGAAAAAGTGGTAGAAGAAACTACCCAGGACAACTCGCCAGAGTCCGAAGTTCCTGCTACTGAGGAACAAACAACAGATGAAGGGAAACCTGATTCTGAAGGATTGGATGATTTACCTGGAGATACCGAGGAACAGCGACGGGCTTTCCAAGGGATGCGTCAGGAAATCAAACGGCTGAAAGGGGAGAAAGAGGAAAGAGCCAAGAGCGAATCTGCTTTTGATGTGTTCAAACCTGTTAATGCTCCACAACCTCAGTCAAGCCCGATTAGGGTAGAGGATTATCAAGATTCTTATACAGGAGAGGTTGATTGGAACAAATATAATACAGCGATGAACAACGCTTTAGTGCAGACGCAGAAGTCGGCTCGGTATGAAGCCCAGCAAACAGCTCAGGAAACTGTTGACGAGAATAACGCTCGTAGTAAACATCCTGAAGTATTTGCGAATAAAGATTTGGAAGAGGAAGTTGCCGCAAGGTGGCTCTTTGACCGAATGAATGGGAAGAATACGCCTTTGACGAAGATTGCTAAAATTGTCTCAGACAAGTCCAGCAAAGCCGTTTCTACTGCTGAAAAAATAGGCGCAGAGAAGATGCTTAATGAGGTAAGTTCTAAAGAACAGGCGTCAGTTGCAGCTGATGGTGAAACTTCCGCTACAGGCAAGCAAGCTCTCTCAGACGAAGAGTTTGAGAATTTAAGAGCAAGAAGCCGTGGTAAAGGAAGACAATCAGAAGACGCAATTGCAACCCGTTTAAAGAATATACCTTACCAAGAGTAGCCTTTTGACCTTATGCCCTAGGTTAGAAGGAGAAAATCTAGGGTATAGAAGGAGGTGAATTAATGAATGTTAGTAACCTTGGGCGTGATCATTAGATACATGCCTATCAGGGGTTCGCTAGGAGAAATCCTAGTGTGAAAATACTTATCTGAATTCGGCGAATCTCCAATTGCTTGTTGCTATTGTAACTAACATAAGGTATAATAGTAATATGAAAAGGACAACGCCGAGCGAAGGATTAACGCACTTTGAAATTGGATGGTTAGTAGGAATAATAGATGGTGAAGGTTCACTAGCACATTATTATAGTGTTAGGAACCACAATCCAAGTTTAAAAAGGTCTCCAAGTTATGGTGTTTATATCACTAATACAGATATGGATATTATGAATG